CACCCATTTTGCCCTGCGGGGTATATACACAATACTTTACACAAGGTTTGACACATACAAAAACCACTTTTTTTACAAAGGGTCCCATACGGGGGGTATATATGTTATATTTTTTATGGGTTTGGCTACTGTTATAAGCTATATTAAATCTAGCTCTTCTCCACGATTGCAGTAGCCTACCCTTGCAAAAAGATTCTTATCCGTATACTATTCGATTATGGAACCTCAAATGATGAATCAGGAGTTATCAGGAATGACAGCCCCAGATCAAATACAAGCAGAAATAGATAATTTATCATCAGAAGAAAAACAAATGGCTCAACAATCTCTTATGGAGATCAAAGCGGTTATTCAACAGTTGATGGAGCAAGGTGCTTCCGAAGAAGAAATTATGCAAATGCTAGCGGATCTTGGTATTACTATGGAACAATTAGAATTTGCTGAACAATTATTTTCTCAAGGAAATGATTTAGGTATACAAATCTAATGTTTTTTAGAGGCTTGTTAAATAAGATAAAAAAAAGAAGACCTATGTTAGCTAATCGAATGGGTGGCTTTTTGAGACAAAGACCACAACTTATGGAAAGGATGCGTAACCTTAGGGGTATGCGTGGTATGGGTAGAAACATGATGATGCCTGGTATGGGCCTCGGTAGTTTACCTATAATGCGTAATATGTTACCTAGAAGAAGATCAGAAGGTTTTAATCCTAACGATAGAATCGGTAATTATAATCTTGAAAAAGAGTTACCTGCTCTTGGCAATAACTTACCTATGGCCACACCAGGAAGAATGTCAGACATTATGCCAAGAGACGGTATGATGCCGAAGCAACCACCTCAGTTAGGTATGGCAAATCAGATGCCAGGAGTACCACCAAGAGGCTCAGGTCTACCGCCTATGCCAAATCCTATGATGGACATGCAAGGCAGAAGATTTATGGCAAACGGTGGTGAAGCAAATAAATACCCTAATGCAGGGCTAGCTGCTTTAGCTAAAGAAAGACCTGATGTTGTCAAAAAGATTTTAGGAAGAGAAGAGGGCGGTATTATGGATATTCAGAACTTTCCTAGAAGGTCGCCCGAAATGTTAATAGATCAATTGAACAATATAATAGATACCGATTCAAAATATGCAGAATCTGTAATTTTACCAAATACAATATTCAGAAATAATGAATACGAAAATAGAAGAAAAAATGATCCATTCTTTACTGATATATATGGCAGACCACAAGCAGAAAGTGACAGACCCGATGGAGTTCCTTTCTTCGTTACTAATCCTTTTTCAGCTTCTGTTTTAAAAATTATAGAAGCAATAAAAGGTGTAGACTTGAGAAATGATCCTATCGGTATAGACAAGGTAAATTTTCTCAGACGTAGATTGATAGACAACATAAAGCAAATAGAAGACCAGGGCGGAACTGTAGATCCTGATGTTAAAGCACAAGCTATGTTTGTTGAAAGAAGATTTAAAGAAAGAAACATGCCTTTGACGGATTAATATGAATGGCTACCAAACAAGAATTTCTCGATTCAATCAAAAGGCTAGAAGATAGAGTAGCTAGCCGTAAAGAATCAAGTGCAGTCGCACAAGCAAAAATAACTAAACTAATTTCAGAAGGTAAAAACAGGGAAGCTTATCGTGTCTTTGAAGAATTACCTATTATGGAACAAATAGCTTTAAGCATTACACCAGGCTTTGGAGATGCTCTTGCAGCTTTCGAAACTGGTGAGTTTAAAACCAGAGCAGATGAAAGGTTTGCACAAGATGATACTCTAGGAGGTATAGGCAACCTAGCTCTGTCAGGTTTAGCAGGTGCTTCCTTGTTACCGATAATCGGTCCAGTCGCTGGGGCAGCAGGTAAGGTAGGTAAAAGCTTAGGCCGAGTAGCTAAGGTAGATTCTGATATGCCAACTGGTGGACCTTCAACATTTTTGCCAGAAGTGAGACCTAACGAATATGTAGGAACTAGATTAGAGGGTACAAAAAAGGGACTGTCTTCACCTAATCTTAGAACTTTGCGTGAAATGAAATCTGATAAAAAACAATCATTAATAAAGCTTGTTACCAGACTTGTCAAAGCTAACCCTGATAAAGTTGGTGAGCTAAGAATGTTAAACGTTATTGAAGATGTGAAGCCAGGCAAATTTAGTGGGGATAAAATAGTTCTAACACCTGAAGTTCGTAGTTTCTTTTCCGCTTTTACTGATGGGAAAGACATAGCTACACCAGCGGGATTAGATTTATACATGACCAATAAAATGCCTGATTCCATCAAAGTCCGTACTTTAGGTCCTAATGAAAGTCAAATAGGCAAGGATTATGGCCTCGATACTGTTGATGGTGCAAAAAGAAGACTTTATGGTGTAAAAGGAGTAGATGGTAGTAAAAACAGCTTTGACCATACTTCCAGTTATTACTCCGCTGGACCGCCAGATTATAAGAACCCAGACAATACTATTGCTTTCGACTCTGTAGTGAAAGATCCTAATGATCCAAAAGTAATAAGAGTAAATAGAATACAAAGTGATTATGCTGAAGAACTGGGCAAGGTTCAAAAAGAACGTCGTAAGATAGCAGAAAACTATAGTAACAGCCCTTTTTCTAATAATCCTTTTGAAAAACCTACAGTAAATATAGGTGATGATGTACAAGAACAATTAAAAAATTTGAAAGAGATTGGTCAAGAAACAAATAAAGATATAGCAGAAATTAATAAAGACGAAACATTTAACCTGCTGTTTGAAGATTACAAACTAGATGAAACAGGCAATATAATTAAAACTGATGGTAGCACTTTACCTAAAACTAGGTTGAAACCTGAAGAAATTGCAAAGATTGGTAACAACCCTAACAGCTCAAAGCTTGTAGAGGTATTAGACGGGTTACGTAAACGTGATCAAATAACTGATAAAATTAAAGCTTTGTTAAAAAGAGATAACGAAATTTTATTCAATGAAGGATTTTTTCAAGGAGTTGTTAATCCAAAATTTTCAGCAGATTATACTGATCTAGCCCCAGGTCAAAGTCGTATTGCCCAAAGAAACTTAGCTTACGATAGCGATGTTTTTAGACAAACAGAAGATGAAACGTTTGCACTTGACCCTCAATATTATGGTAATACTGAACTTCCTATCGACAGATTTGGTATTCAGAAAAAAATGGATATAGATAGTATTGATGATGCCATCCGAAATGTTAATTTAGAGGATAGCAAGCTGGTGTACAAAAAAGATCCGTATGCTAAGAAAAATACCAGTCAAACACATAAACTTCCTATTAGATCTATCATTAATGAAACTGCACAAAATACTGACAGAGAGTTTTTAGAAGTACCGCTAGATAGACTTTTTAGATCAAATGAAATTGGGGGCGATAATGATGCAGCCAAACTAGGTGTTCGAGATTTTTATGAAGACACATATGGTGAAATGCAAAAAATAGCAAAAGAACTTGATCTGCCGTTTGGTAGTGTGTATAAAGTGGAAGGTGATGTTCAAGCTTTTGAGATTTTCAATAAAAAAACTAATAAATACGATGTAGTAGAGGTTGATCTAGATAACATGCGTATTAATTTAGATGCTGTGCGTGATGCTTTAAATAAAGGAAAAACTATTGATGCATTTAAAAAAGGAGGACCTGTAAGTATACAGTCTTTATTAAATAATTTATGACATTACAAAGCTTATCAGATGCCGAGCTTAGAGAGGCGCTGCTACTAAAAGAACGACTAGAGTTACTAAAAAAACAAGAAACCTGTCAAGAAGGTTTTATGGATTTTATAGAACATATCTGGCCTGAGTTCATCTGTGGCCGACATCATAAAATATTTGCCCAAAAGCTTGAGGATATTGCAACAGGCAAGATCAACCGTTTGATCGTCAACATGCCACCTAGACATACAAAGTCTGAGTTCGCTTCAACCTACTTCCCTGCTTGGGTAATGGGACGTTTTCCTAACAAGAAGATTATGCAAACCACTCACACAGGTGAGCTGGCTGTCAGGTTTGGTCGTAAAGTTAGAAACCTGATGGATACAGAAGAGTATGCAGGCATCTTTCCTGAAGTGACTTTATCGGCTGACTCTAAATCTGCTGGTCGTTGGGAGACTAACAAAGGGGGCGAGTACTTCGCTGCTGGTGTTGGCGGAGCTATTACAGGTCGTGGTGCGGACTTATTGATTATTGATGATCCACACTCAGAACAAGATGCTCTTAGTATGAATGCTATGGAAGGTGCTTGGGAATGGTATACCTCTGGACCTCGTCAACGTTTACAACCGAAAGGAGCCATAGTTTTAGTAATGACTCGTTGGAGTCAAATAGATTTAACACAAAGATTGCTTGATGCTCAGAAAGAACCTATGGCTGATCAATGGGAAGTGATAGAGTTTCCTGCTATCTTTCCTGATACTGAAAACCCTTTATGGCCAGAGTTTTGGCCAATAGATGAATTGTTAAAAGTTAAAGCTTCTTTGCCAGGCATTAAATGGAATGCTCAATGGATGCAAACTCCAACCGCAGAAGAAGGCTCTATCATCAAAAGGGATTGGTGGAACGAATGGACACATGATAGTCTGCCAGCTGTTCAGTATATAATACAATCATATGACACGGCTTTTAGTAAGAAACAAACAGCGGACTTCAGCGCCATATCTACTTGGGGTGTGTTTAGGCCATCTGATGATGCGCCCGATTCTATTATTTTACTTGACTGTCAGAAAGGTCGTTGGGATTTCCCAGACTTAAAAAGTAAGGCTATGGAAGAATACAAGTATTGGGATCCTGATATGGTCTTGATAGAAGCTAAAGCTTCAGGTACACCTTTAACACATGAGTTGCGCAGACAAGGTATACCAGTAGTTAACTATTCACCATCACGTGGTCACGACAAACATTCTCGTATGCATGCCGTAGCTCCAATCTTCGAATCAGGTTTAGTTTGGGCACCAAAGAAACAATTTGCTGATGACATGATTGAAGAGTGTGCTTCATTTCCTTTCTCTGCACATGACGACCTCTGTGATACAATGACTCAAGCCTTGATGCGTTTTCGTGAAGGTGGTTTAGTTTCACTAGGAACAGACTATGAAGATGAAGACAAAGCACCAATAAAGAGGGTATATTATTAATATGATTCAGTTCTATTTAACAGAGTATGAAGTAGATGGCCGACTGAAAGATGGTCCTATAATAATGGCATCTTCACTAGAGGTTGCTAATATACAGGCAAAAGAACTAAAATTAACACTAGTTGGCGAAATGTTTCCTTTATTGGATATAGCCGACCTGAACACACAACAAGTACATTAATGATAGAAAGACAAGACGGCACACCAATAGTAGCTAACACACCTGAAGAACAAGAATTTTTAGAAGATGTAGAGTTAGTACAGCCTTCTGATGAGGAAGGTTTCACTATGATGGAAGATGGAAGCGCTATTTTAGGTGAAGAAGTTGAAGAAACAAGCGTTGGTGGCTTTGACGATAACTTAGCAGAATCAATAGAAGAATCAGAACTAAAAAAAATAGCCTCTGATCTTATTGCTGGTATAGAAGCTGACAAATCATCACGAGAAGATTGGGAAAAAACTTACAAAGACGGTCTGAAATACTTAGGTATGAAGTTCGATGAAGACAGATCAGAACCATTTGAAGGTGCTTCAGGTGTTATACACCCTTTGCTAGGCGAAGCAGTAACATCTTTTCAAGCTCAGGCTTATAAAGAGTTATTACCTTCAGGTGGTCCTGTCAAAACTCAAGTAGTAGGTAACTACGATTCTAATGTAGAGCTACAAGCACAAAGGGTAAAAGAGTTTATGAACTATCAAATCGTTCATAAAATGGAAGAATACGACCAAGAACTAGATCAATTACTATTTTATCTACCTTTAGCAGGTTCAGCATTCAAAAAAATCTATTATGACGAGACTTTAGGACGTGCTGTTTCTAAATTTGTAGCACCTGAAGACTTAATAGTGCCATATTACACGACAGATCTAGAATCTTGTGGCCGTATTACAAATATTGTCAAATTATCTGAAAACGAAGTAAAAAAACTGCAAAGTGTTGGTTTTTATCGTGATGTTTCAATAGAGCTCGGTGATGATGCTACACAAACAAGTGAGGTAAGTGAAGAATTAGACAAATTAACAGGCATGCAACCAAGTTATGATGATGGTGAGGTTGCAGTTCTTTATGAAATACATGCAAATTTAGACATTCCAGGCTTTGAGGATATGGGAGCCGATGGTCCAACAGGAGTAAAACTACCATATATAGTTACAATTGACTCCAATTCTAATCAAGTTCTTTCTATCAGAAGAAACTTCAAAGAAGAAGATCCTCTCAAAAACAAAATTGAATATTTCGTACATTTTAAATTTTTGCCAGGTCTAGGCTTTTATGGTTTTGGACTGACACACATGATAGGTGGACTTTCGAAAGCATCTACATCCATTATGAGGCAATTAATTGATGCAGGTACCCTTGCAAACCTGCCTGCTGGGTTTAAGACAAGAGGTATAAGGATAAGGGATGAAGATACACCCTTACAGCCTGGAGAATTCAGAGATGTAGATGCCCCTGGTGGTTCTTTAAGAGAATCTATACAACCACTACCATTCAAAGAGCCAAGCGGTACTTTGCTTAATCTCTTAGGAATTTTAGTTGACTCAGGTAAAACCTTTGCATCAATAGCAGAAATAAATACAGGTCAAGGAAACTCACAAGCACCAGTTGGAACTACAATGGCTTTGTTAGAAAGATCAACCAAAGTTTTGTCAGCCATACACAAAAGGTTGCATAACGCTCAACGTAAAGAATTTAAAATTTTATCTAACGTATTCCAAGAATATTTGCCAAATGAATACCCATACATGACGCCAGAAGGTAATCAAGAAGTTGGTGCACAAGATTTTAATGAAAGAGTAGATATTATACCTGTCTCAAATCCTGATATTTTTAGCACCGCACAAAGAATAGCTATGGCACAAGAAATGATGCAGTTGGTAAACTCTAATCCTGAAATACATGGGCCAGACGGTGTTTATGAATCATACCGAAGAATGTATGCAGCCATTGGCGTAGAGAATCCTGATCAATTACTAGTACCACCGCCAAGTACTGAACCACAACCTATTGAAGCAGGTATGGAAAATAATATGTTATTGATGGGACAACCAGCACAAGCATTTCCTGAACAAAACCATGATGCACATATATCTGTGCACATGAGTTTATTGAATACACCACCAGTTCAGTCTAATGCTGCTATACAAGCTATGATCCATTCTCATATCATGCAACATTTACAAATGAAAGCAGATAATTTAGGTATGCAACAGATGCCACCTGAATTAAAACAACAATACGATCAATTAGAGGCACAACTACAACAAATACCAGAACAACAACAAGCACAAGTACAAGCACAAATGCAACAACTGGTTTCTCAGTTTTCTGCACCAATCTTGGCTGAGTTAATGGTTGAGTTTACTGCACAAATATCTGCACCTGCTGATGAAGATCCGTTAGTAACAATAAGAAAACAGGAGCTTGCTCTTAAAGGTCAAGAACTACAGCAAGAACAACAACAATTTATTGCTGATCAACAAAGAAGAAGAGATGAAAGTGTAAGAGAAGATCAGATTGATGTGCAAAGAATACAAACACAACAAGATATTGCTGATGAAAAAGCTGACTTAACTCGTGATCGTATGGAATTGCAAAAACAACTTAAAATGCAAGATTTAATTCAAAAATACCAAAAGTAACTTATAATACAAAAATAATGAAAATATTAAAAAGGCAAAGCTACAGCAACAAAGGTAGCGTTCCTCTTAAAAAAACTGAAAAAGTATCCGTGAACACTAACCCTCAACCTGGTATGGGAAAGGGTAAAGTACGAGGCGCTGGAATAGCAGAGTTTGGTACGAAGTTTTCAGGCGTTTATTGATGTCAGTTCTTTGGTTAAGAGAAAAACTTAAAAAAGAGCTTCATGAACAACAAGAAGCCGTAAAAGACACATTACTGGCTGGTGTCAAAGACATCAGTCAATATGAGTTTCTACGTGGACAATATACAGCTCTGGTCCAAGTAGAAATAAAATTAAGAGAGCTGCTGGGAAAAGTAATAGAAGATGACGAAGACGAACAAGGTGGTCATTCCTGATCACGTCGCAAAAGAAATCGAAAAAGAAAATGCTTCAATTTCAGAAACTGTTCAAAAGACAGGTGAAGATGTTGAAAAGGCCTATGTCGATCCTGGTGTCAAAGTATTAGACCCCACTCTACTCGACAAATCAGCTTTAGAAAGAATGCCAACACCTACAGGGTGGCGTATGTTGATATTGCCATTTGCTGGTATGGGCATGTCTAAAGGTGGAATCATTATGACAAAAGATACGGTTGATCGTGAAAGACTTTCAACGGTATGTGCTTATGTGGTAAAGATGGGCCCTCTTTGTTATCAAGATGCTAAGTTTGGTAATAAAGCTTGGTGTAAAGAAAAACAATGGGTATTGATTGGCCGTTATGCTGGAGCTCGTTTTAAGCTTGGTGATGATGCAGAATGCAGAATTATCAATGATGATGAAGTTATAGCAACCATACACGATCCAACCGATATCGTTGCAGTATAGGAGTAAATATGAGCGAAGAAGTAAAAAAAGACGAATCTCTGGAAGAAGAAACAGTTGTAGAACTGGAAGAAGAACAGAGTGAATCCGAAGATGCTGAAGTTGTAGAAGAAGTTGAAAGCGAGCCAGAAGAGTCTGAAGAAAAAGACGAGCACGAACAATATTCTGATCGAGTTCAGAAACGTATAGCAACCTTAACACGTAGGTTGAGAGAAGCAGAAAGAGCAAGTGAATCTGCTTTTACTTATGCTAATCAGCTACAAGAAGAGAATAAAAACCTTAAAGTAAAAACATCTCAATCTGATAAATCATACTTGTCAGAAGCTGAAAACAGATTAAAGTCGCAAAAAGCACAAGCTAAGTCTGCTTTAAAAGCTGCTTACGAGGAACAAGACTTTGATAAGGTAGCACAAGCACAAGATATAATCGCAAAGATTGCAGTTGAAGAAAGCAAGATTGAATCTTCTAAATCTCAATTGGAATATCAAGAAGAACAAAAAGCACAAGAGCAAGAAGTTGTTCAACCGCAAGCTCAAATACAGACTGCACAACCAGCCCCAATGCCTGAGCCTGATGAAAAGGCTACAGCTTGGGCAGAAAAAAACGAGTGGTTTGGTACTGACGAAATCATGACTAACGCTGCTTTTACAATTCATAAACAATTAGTAGAAGACGAAGGATTTGATCCGAAGAGCGATGAGTATTATACTGAGGTTGATAACAGGCTTCGTGCTAGGTTTCCAAATGATTTTTCTAAAGGAGAAAACACAAAGAAACCAACACAAAGAGTTGCTTCAGCAGGTAGAGCAGATACAACTGCAAAGCCAAGCAAAAAGCAAGTAAGATTATCGCCTTCTGAAGTTCAGATGGCAAAGAAATTAAACGTACCTCTTAATGAGTACGCAAAATTCGTAAAAAGGTAATAGATATGAATAGAGACGATAAGGGTAGGTTTTTAAAACCAGAAAATGACAGAACGACCCGTTCTGCTGATACTCGTGCTAAAGACGTAGCACGCAAACCTTGGGCTCCACCGAGCACATTGGATACTCCACCCGCCCCTGAAGGCTATGTCTACAGGTGGATAAGGGCAGAGACTTTAAACCAAGAAGATAGGAAGAATGTAATGTCTAGACTTCGTGAAGGTTTCGAACTTGTTCGAGCTGAAGAGGTCACAGATTTTGAACTTCCTAGCATCATGGATGGTAAGCACGCAGGAGTAATTGGTGTAGGGGGCTTATTATTAGCTAAGATTCCACTAGAGACAAGAGAAGAACGTAACTCTTATTATCAAAGCAGAAGCAGAACTATGCAGGAAGCTATCGATAATGATCTATTGAAGGAATCTGATGCTCGTTCTCCAATTATGTCTCCGAGGAGAACTTCTTCAGTAACATTCGGGGGCGGTAAACGAAAATAATATATAAGGAAAAAATATTATGGCAAACCCAGATAAACCTAATGGCTTTAAGCTTGTTGGTAAGTTAGGAAGTGCACCACAAAATAACGGTTGTACTGAATATCAAATCGCAAGTGGACAGTCAGGTTCAATTTTCTCTGGAGATCCTGTTCAAATGTTGACAGGCGGTACCATTAGCGTCGTTAATTCAGCTACTACCGTCAAAATATTAGGGATCTTCCGTGGTTGTAAATTCGTTGACACAGATGGAAGTATTACTTACAAAGCACACTTTCCAACTGGACAAACATCTACATCCACAATTATCGCTTTAGTAGAGGACTCACCTGAGAACCTTTACGAAGTACAAAGTTCAGGCTCACTCGCATTAACCGATGTGGGCGCAAACGTTGATTTAGCTTATACAGCTGGTGATACAGTATCTGGCCAATCTAAGGCTGAGGTAGCTGGTTCATCAGGGGCTGGTACTGCACAATTCAGAATTATTAGTAAGGTTAACGAACCTGATAATGCTTTTGGTGCAAACGTCAAACTTTTAGTCAAAATCAATGAGCATGCATACAGCACAACAGCTGGTGTCTAATAATAGGAGTAAATAATGGCAATTAATAGATCGCAATTAGCAAAAGAATTAGAGCCAGGCTTAAACGCTTTATTCGGTATGGAGTATGCTAGATACGACAATGAGCACGCTGAAATCTTCGAGCAAGAGTCATCTGACAGAGCGTTTGAAGAAGAAGTACAAATTGTTGGATTTGGTAACGCCCCTGATAAAGCAGAAGGTGCTGGTATATCTTATGACAACGCAAGTGAAGGCTTTACCGCAAGGTATGAGCATGAAACAGTTGCGTTAGCATTCGCACTTACTGAAGAAGCAGTAGAGGATAATTTGTATGACAGACTTGGTTCTAGATATACTAAAGCATTAGCTAGAAGTATGGCTAATACCAAGCAGATCAAAGCTGCAAATATTCTTAATAACGCTTTCTCAGCAGCTGCACCTGGAGGCGACGGAAAACCTTTAGTTGCATCTGATCACCCATTAGTTGGTGGTGGTGTTGGAGCTAACAGAGCAGCAGTTTTTGCTGACTTGAATGAAACTTCACTTGAAGATACGCTTATCAGAATCTCAACTCAGGTTGACGATAGAGGATTAGCAATTGCTTTACAAGGAACTAAGCTTATCATTCCACCACAATTACAATTTGTGGCAGATAGAATTCTTAATTCCCCAGGTCAATCTGGTACAGCAAACAATGATATTAACGCTATGAAGAATATGGGAATGTTCCCTGAAGGGTATGTGGTTAACCACTATCTGACAGACCCAGATGCTTTCTTCGTTAAGTCAGACTGTCCAGACGGCTTTAAGCATTTTGTTAGATCACCTATGGCAACATCACTTGAAGGTGATTTTGATACAGGAAATCTAAGATACAAAGCTAGAGAGAGATATTCATTTGGATTCTCAAACTGGAGATGTGTCGATGCTTCACAAGGTGCATAATTAAACCTTGTACCCCTCAAGGGAGCTTTCGGGCTCCCTTTTTTATTGCTTAATTATCTAAACAGAGTTACACTCAAATAAATTATGGCATTTGGCAAACAAATGCTGGTCCTACAAGGAGGGCTGTAATTTATGAGTGTAAATTTTAAAACAAACGTTTCTAATGTACCAAAGGGCAAAAGCTCTAGTAATTTTGGTATATTACATCCCGCAAAATTCAATCAATACTTCAATGACTTTCATGAGTACAATGCTGATGATTTTGAAGTAGTAAAAGTAGAAGGTGGCTCAGGAGCAGCCACTACAAACATTATTGATGGAGACGGTGGTATTTTAAGGTTAGTTACCGATAATGCTGACGATGATTGTGTTTGTTTATTATTAGGTGATGGTAATGCTTTCAAAAGCTCAATGAGATTTAACTTTGATAAAGATTGGTTCTTTAAAATAAGAGCTAAAGTAAGTGGGTTTTCAGGCGGTAATGATTTCATCTTTAAAGCTGGTATAGGTTGGGATTTACCTACTGGTGCAGATCTGATAGATTTTATACCTAATATTTGTACTTATTTGAATGCACCATATGGCTTCTTACAGTACGATCAATATATACAAGTGCAAACTAACAACGCAGGTTCATCAGGTAATTCTTCAGTAAATTTAAACTTAGCGCCAGATCAAGACAGCATATTAGGAGGCTTTTCAGGAACATCACCTGTAAATTTAGGTGCAGATGAATGGAATGTCGTCGAGATGTATTATGATGCAAAAAAACAAAAATTAAGAACATCAGTAAATGGTGTAATAACTGCTGGTATGAGACTTGGTTACGAAACATCTAGTAATACAGATGACAATCAACCTGTTAACGCAGGAGGTTCTGGTAATTTATTCAAGCCTGCTTATGCATTACAGGCACAAAGATGGTGTGTACCAGAAAGAACAAACGATTCAACAAAATATATGTCACCATTTATAAGTATTAGAAATCAACAAGCAGGTGCTACAAAAACACTAGATATAGATTACATTTGGTGTGGTGTAGAAAGAGAAGGTGCGGAGGATTTAGTACTATGATTAGATTGCATTTAGACGGTGAACTTATTGGTGAGTTCAAAAATGAAGCTGCTTTAAAAAAGCATATAGAAGATAATAATATAGAAGTTAAAGGAAAAAACGTGAGGTTCGATTGTGGCGACTAAAATAGAAGTAAAAACAGAAAATGATGTTAAACAATTTGCTGATACAAATGCAGGTAAAGCTAAAGCAGCTGCAGAAATATTAGTTAGAATGGCAGCTAATGAAGCTGTTTCAGTAGAAAAGGTAGAGGTGTAATATGGCTAATAGCTCAACAAAAAGTAATACAGGAACCACTTTTGATAAAATTGGTAACTTTAAGAAAAATTCTGTCTTCGAAAGATTGGGTGCAATTGATCCTTGCAGGTTCAATGTTTGGCATAATGATTTCGATAATTATGTAGCTGGACAATGGGAAAAAACCGTTGTCGAAGCTGGTTCAGGATCTCATTCAGTAGGTGTAGTAGACGGTGTTGCAGGCGGTTGCCTAGCAGTCGTAACTGATAACGCTGATGGCGATAGAGTGAACCTTCAATGGAGTGGTGGTGAAACACAAGCTAAAGGAACTTATGTTTTAGATCCAAATAAAAAAACATATTTTTTTGCTAGATTTAAATGTTCTGATTGGTCAGCATCTAATATATTTGTTGGTTTACATGTAAGAGATACAGGATTAAATGATTTATTAGGTACTGATTATCTCCACGGTTTTGCAACAGAATCATTGCTTGCAAGTGGTAACAACATAATATTCTCATTAAATAGTCAAGGCACAAGTATAGCTATTGATGCATTCGGTACTGGGCAAGGCTATGCACCAACGATTACAGACGATGAATTTATAGAAGTTGGTTTAGTATACAGACCAAACAGAAATGTTGGGAACAGGTTGTCCTCCTCTAGAGGTAGTAATGTTCCTCCAAGTGGAACCGCTGGTAATACAGCAGGAACAAACTCTGCTTATCAAATGCGTTCAACATACTTTAGAGATCCTTCAAGACCTGTGGGTGAACAATGGGTAAGTTGTAGTGATTTAAGACAAAAGCAAGATGATCCAGCAGGTGCTACAGGTGCAGTAAATACTAATGATTGGCCACTTGGACAAAACATGATGCCAACTATTATGGTAACAACCAAAGAGGCAGCAGCTAATACTTTAACTGTTGACTATATGACAATGATGCAGGAGCGATAATGAGTACAAACTTTAATAAAGGATTTAATAACTTACCATCAGCACTTAAACATGCTGCTGGCGATTTCGAAGGTGGTATGTGGCCATCAAAGTTTCATATAATTTTTGATGATTTCCATACTATGAATACTAATACGAATGGTTTCTTAGTTGGTACAACTGGCAACTCTTCAGCTACTATAGTCAACGATGCAGAAGGTGGTATTTTAGAACTTAATAGCGGTTCTGCTGCTAATGACGTAGTTGTAAAGTGGGGTGGTGGCGCAGGAGCTAACAGGTCCACTATGAACATACATCCTGATGGTTATTGGTTTCATCAAGTCAGATATAAGCTAGATAGTGCTAATACAGGTGATTTTAACTTTGCAATATGCTCACAAGATTCTCAGTTTGCTACAGGTGCTACTTCTCCTGGATTAGCTTTTAGACCAGGATTTAATGAACAGATAACACAATCTAGTGCTAGTTGGTTCAAAATTGGTAATACTGCAACTATTGCAGCTACTGGCGCATTTGGTTCATTTGGGACTGAAGGCTACTATCAAGAAGCAAGTACTAAAGGTAAGTGGATTACTTGGACTACTTGGTATGATCCTAAAAGTAAGTTTATTTATAAAGATGTAAACGGTATTTCAGCAGGTAAACCAAATTCACCTGAAGCTTTGAAATATAGTTTATCTACTGAGGGTCTTACAGCACAATTAGATCCAACTTCATCAGGTGGTGCTATCGTTTATCCATTTGTTGGTTGGAATCCAGCTGGTAATAATCAAAAAGTTCAGATTGATTACGTTTTAATGGGCTACGAAAGACAGGAGGGTTTATACTAATGGCATATTTAATTAAATATACAAAAACAAATGGCGAGTCTGGAGAAGTTTCAGTCGCAAGCGAAAAGAAAGCAGTAGAAAAACTTGAGGCTTTAGGCCCTTGTACTGCTGAAATACAGGAGAAAAAATAATGAGATTAGTAGGAAGTGATGTCAAAACAGCATCTTCAACTTCAACCGCTACAGGTGGTGTAGATCTAACTCAACATAGATCCAGACTAAAAGGGTATGTAATAGCTGGTGGTTCATCAGATGGTACAGTAACTTTTAGAGACGGTAGTGTAACAGGAACAATTTTATTAGTTGCTCCTTGTAATGCTAATGATACAGAAACATTAAGTATCCCGTCAGAAGGTGTATTGTTCGAAAACGGCATACATGCTGTTTTAGCCAATTTAGATAGGGTGACAATATTCCACGCTTAGTATGGCTGGAAATGTAAGAAGAACAGTAGGTAAGGGAGGAAACTACCGATCTACTAAGTCTGGTGCTGGCATGACCAAAAAAGGTGTTGCCGCATATAGACGTAAGAACCCAGGTTCTAAGCTTAAAACCGCTGTTACTGGTAAGGTTAAACGTAATAGCAAAGCAGCAAAAAGACGAAAATCTTATTGTGCAAGATCTTTGGGGCAATTAAAAAGAAGTTCTGCCAAGACAAGGAATGATCCGAACTCAAGAATAAGGCAGGCTCGCAGGCGCTGGAGGTGCTAGTATGAATTTTTGGGAAAAAGTAGGAAATTGGTTTGGCTGGGTAAAGGTCAGAGCTCGTGATGAAGATGGTCGATATGTTGCAGATGACAAGTCGACAGAGAAGAATGAAGCCTATACAATGGTACATAAGGATTTGGTTAAAAAACCAAAACGTAAATATAAAAAAAAGAAGGTTAAATAATGGCAATAACAAGTAAACAAAAAGTACAAAGAATAGAGGTTTATCCTCTAACAGATGACTCAGCAGCTGATACAGCTAACGCAAAACACCCAACAGTTATGGTGTGTTATGAAAATGTTTTAACTGGAACTGGTGCAGATGCTCATCTAAACGGTACAGTTGCAAATGAAAACAAACATCTAAGTAAATTCGTAGAAGACGGTGGTGCTGCTACTGATTATTCTGGTGAAGAAGCTTTAGTAAAAACAGTTTGCGCAGCTATTTGGGCATAAGTGTACGAATATAAATGCGAAGTAACTAGAGTAGTAGACGGGGATACGGTAGATTGTGTCCTCGATCTAGGCTTTAGCATTCTTCATAAATGCCGTGTACGTCTATACGGTATTGATACTCCAGAATCTAGAACTCGTGACTTAGATGAAAAAGCACGTGGAAAACTAGCATCTAAATTTCTACAAGACTCTATAGATAACGGTAAAGATATAGTTCTCAGAAGCGAACTAAAAGACTCTAAAGGTAAATATGGCAGAGTGCTTGGTTCTATCGTGGTTGACGACTTAGATATCAATAAAGCTATGGTAGCCAATAATCTAGCGGTCAAATACTTTGGTCAAAGCAAGGATGACGTTGAAGCAGAACATATGGTCAATAGAGATATTTTGATTGCAGAAGGTGCCTACGAGCCAGTATAATCAAAATATGGCTGGTAAAAAAGACGCATGTTACCATAAAGTAAAATCTAGATATAAAGTATGGCCTAGCGCTTATGCTAGTGGTGCTTTATCAAAGTGTCGTAAAGTAGGTGCTAAGAACTGGGGTAACAAATCTAAAAATAAAATGGCAACTGGTGGCTTAGTCGCAGTAAAAGGCTGTGGAAAAATTATGCCAGGCAAAAAACGTAAAGCAAGAGTAGCATAATGGCTAAAGAAGGGTTACGAAAATGGTTTTCTCGAAACGATGGTAAGGGTTGGATTGATTGCAAAACAGGCAAACCTTGTGGTAGACAAAAAGGTGAGAAAAGAAAAGGTTATCCAGCATGCAGGCCAACCAAAGCACAATGCACATCAGCAGCTAAAAAGAAAACAGGACCAGCAAGAATTAGCTGGCAAAAGAAAAAGAATGGTGGCTTTATAGCTAAAGGGTGTGGTAAAGTAATGAGTAACCGAAGGAAGGTTACAACAATAAGTTAATTATGTATAAAAAAACAAAAGGTTATTCGATGGGTGGAGCTGCGAAAAAAACTAAAGGTTATGCTAAAGGCGGAGCTATGAAGAAGACAAAAGGCTACGCAAAAGGTGGCAAAGTTAATCTTAGTTCCGATTTACAGGTTGCTGGTGGCTCAAACAGAAGAAGAGCCAAACAAGGCGCTGAAGTAAATCGTTAATGCCCCATCTGATAAGTAACATACCGCATTTCAAAGTCTGGGTCAGACGAGAATTTACAGCTAATCATCAACGCTATCACGGCGATTTTATTCATGCTTATGTTATAGCAGTTAACACAATACCTGATAGATCTCTTAGTTTTCAGGTTGTTTTTACTGGATGTGAAATAGACACAGAAGATTGGGAGGAAGGCAATATACATGGTGGTGCTATGTGGGCCAGAATGCCTATACAAGCTCTTGTAGCTGATATACCTTTAGAAGAATGGCCTGAACCTATGGAAGATCATATAGCCCAACCTTGGGATTGCGAATCGAGAGATCATGCGGTTGTTTGTATTGATCGTGTAAGCTCATCTCCTTGGCTAGCTAAACTTGATGGACAATTCTATCAAGCCAAGTATTTATTTACGGTTGACTATACAAATAACGATATTGCAGATGACCCTGCACAACACAAGCAATCTCATGTATTATATATAACAGATGATTGTAAATGGAAAGGTAACTTAGTTGCTTTACCGAACAACAGAGTTAGGGCTACTAGTCCTGCACTCTGGAGAACAGGCGAAGGTGCACCTGACTTTAAACCGTCACAATGGACGCACTCAGCAGAAGGGCACGAAAGCTATCTAGATCCAGCAATCACATTTAACAATTTATATGAAGACTAATGGCAGTTTCAGGTAGCAAAGATTTTGAACTCAATATTACAGAGTTTATAGAAGAAGCATACGAAAGGTGTGGTTTAGAACTTAGAACTGGTTATGATCTAAAAACCGCTATTAGATCAGCAAACCTAATGTTAGCTGAATGGGCTAACAGAGGTCTTAATCAATGGACCATATCAACTGGCACACAAACAGTTACTGAAGGCACCAATAACTATCAACTAGGTACTAGCACGATAGACATTTTAGATGTAACAGTTAGAAGAACCGTAGGGACTGACACAACAGATATACGTATGGATAGGTTGTCTAGATCAGAATATTTCTCTATACCTAACAAAGACTCCAAATCAAAACCTTCACAATTTTTCTTAGACAAGCAAATAAATCCAGTTTTATATTTGTACCCAACACCTGAAAATTCTACCGATATTATCAGATTTACCAAATTAGAGAGAATAGATGATGTTGATTCAGCAACAAACACTATGCAGATGCCCTTCAGGCTATTTCCTTGCTTTGTAGCAGGCCTTGCCTATTACTTATCGCAAAAAAGAGCTCCTGAGCGAAGTATGGAGCTTAAAGCTATATATGAGGAAGAATTTAGGCGTGCAGCCGACCAAGATGAGGACAGAGCATCATTTAGAGTCAGACCTTATCCTGGAGTCAGAAGATGACATATGCAACTGGCAAATTTGCTAGAGCTTTGTGTGATAGATGCGGTTTTGAATACAAATTACATGAGCTAAGAAAAGAATGGACAGGTTTAAAGGTATGCGATAATTGTTTTGAACCTAAACATCCACAGTTAGGTCCATTCAATCATACAGCAGATCCTGAAGCTTTATATGACCCTAGAGTTAATAATGATGTAGAAGCAAACGGCGGTAATGTGTTTTCAAATGATAATCCAATAGGTAGAAGTTTTAGAGGGTTCTTGCTAACATCTGCATTAGGAAGAGTTACAATAACAACATGACATTAACAGAATTAAAAGGACTCATTCAAGATTACTTACAAAATACCGAGACTACTTTTGTAAATGATTTAAACGAAATAATTAAAACCGTTGAAGAAAGAATCTTTGAAGATGTTCAATTTGATAACTTTAGAAAAACTAGCGCTTTGACATTTACTGCTGGCAATAAAATACTTACAACACCAGCAGATTTTGTTTTAGCTTTTAGTGTAGCTGTTATTGACAGTAACTCTGATTATCATTACTTAGACAAAAAACACCCATCATTTATGCAAGAATTTACAGTTGATCCGTCAGATGTAAGTTTACGTGGTTTGCCTAAATACTATGGTGATTTTTCAAAACAACTTGGTGGCTCTAGTCTTGTAGTAGCACCAGTACCAGATCAAAATTACAGCGTGGAGTTGAATTATCTGTTTAAGCCTAATTCTCTTGTGACTGACACAACAGGAACTTGGCTTTCACAAAATGCTAGAAATGCTTTGTTATACGGTTGCTTAATAGAAGCCTATACATTCATGAAAGGCGATCCTGATCTTCTCCAGTTATACGATCAAAAGTATAGTCAAGAAATAGCTAGGCTCAAGAATAGAGCCGAAGGCAGAGGGAGAAGAGACGAATATAGATACGATTCTTTACGTACTCCTGTTCGTTAAATATATATGAAAGAAATAGAAGCTTTAAAAGGCAAGAAAGTTGCCATAGTAGCTATGGGTGCAAGCTGGCATGACTTTTGCCTAAGCAAGACACATAGCGCACATTTTGATGAAGTGTGGGTAATAAACTCTGTAGCAGGAGTTATTTTTCATGATCGTGTATTTATGATGGATCCACCTGCTAGATTTTTAGATACTGAAGATGCGTCTAATCAAACAGATATTATGACTGATGTTCTTAAAAAACATAAAGGGCCTATCTATACTTGTGAGTTAGATGATAGATGTCCTGGTCTTGTAGAGTATCCAATAGAAGAAGTTGTTAAAAAAGGTAAGACTAATTATTTAAACAATACAGTAGCTTATGCTGTAGCCTTTGCATACTTAGCGGAAGTGGGTGAACTTAACTTGTATGGTGCAGATTTTAGCTATAAAAATAATCTACATTACGCTGAAGCAGGCAGAGCATGTGTTGAGTATTGGCTAGCTAAATGTATAGAACAAGGCATGAAAGTTGGTGTAGCTAGTACATCACCTACTCTAGATGCTAACGTGCCGTCAGAAGAAAAACTTTACGGCTACCACAGGCTTTCAGACCCATTATTAGTTATGACAGATGATAATGGCGAATATAAGACCATCAAAAGAAGTGAATATCTGAAACAAATCAAACAACCTGTATATGAGCCAATAATGGTTGGTAGGCACGATCCTAGTCCACCTGAGCCAAATGTATGGTAGAATTTCGTTATGGCAATAACATCAACTTTAACTAATTCATTTAAACAAGAGTTATTTAAAGGGATACATAACTTTGATCAAGGGGGATCACCCGACACTTTCAAGTTAGCTTTATTTACTAATGCAGCTACTCTAAATGCCTCAACAACAGCTTACAGCACCTCTAATGAGGTATCAGGCACAAACTATACCGCTGGAGGTTCTGCACTTACACTTAAAACTGGCACTCCTACTTTAGACGGTACAACAGCCGTAGTAGATTTTAATAATCTTACATT